GACAATCTCCTCGACGGTCTCGGACTCAACCTCAACGCGCGGCTGGCCGTCTTCACCCATCAACACGGCCTCGCGGGTTTCCTCGCGCTCGACAATGTCCGTGGACAGCTTGACGCGCACCGTGCCGCGCCCGACCAACAGATAATCCTTGAGGGCGTCGCGGATCGTCGCGTCGAAGTTGTAGCTGTCGATGCTGTACGTCAGATACCGCTCCAACGCCAACGAGGCGTCACGAGCCGCTTGGTCATCCGTCATGTACCGGCGGCGGATGTCCGGCGCCGGGGTGCGGCTGTACAACGCCGCCATCAATGTGTCGGTGTTCGACCACAAAATGTTCATGCGGCAAGAGTCGTCAAATGCCGACCGCTCGTCGCGATATCGGTCAACGACCCTGTGGCTCCGATCGCGCCACTCGCGCTCACGAGCCCGCGCGTCGGTGATCGCAACCAGCCAGTACTTCGCGCCCTTCCGGCTGGGCGCTGGGACCATCACGTCCTGCATCAGCTAAGAGCCGTCAGATCACCCCAGCGCGACTTGCTCAGGCTCGCCGCCTTCGCCGCCTTCAAGCCGGGGAGATTCGTCGCCGCGCTGCTCAGATCGTTCTGGAGATACTGAATCAGACGCTCGTTGTACGTTCCGCTGTATCCTTGGTCTGCCGCGAGGTCTGCCCAGTTTTCGTTGTACGTTCCCGTCGCTACCGACGCCGCCGTCCGCACCGCCGCTTGCAACTGGCCCTGGTTGGTCGCCATGTGCCATCTCCTTCGCGGCGCCGATGCGCGCCTTGATTGAATCCAAAGAAGCCTGATGACGGGCCTCCTCGGCCTCCATCGCCAGCTTCCGCTCGCGCCGCACCTTGGCTGCGGCCTGTTCCTCCGACTGGTGCGCGGCGCGTAACGCCGCCGTCTCCGTCTCCAGCCTAGCTCGCGCCGCGTCCAGTTCAGCCTTGGCATCAATTTTTGCCTGGGCGACCGTCGCGGCCAGCTTGTCCTTCTCGTCCTCTAAGTCGGCCACCTCCTTGCGGAGGGCCGCTATCCGCTTCGTCGCGCGACCCATCTCAGCAGGGGCTTCCTCAACCGCCTGAAGAACCCGGATCATCTCGACCGCCAGAGCTCGCTGGTTCACGAACTCCTTCAACATCGCTACCGCCGCGCGGTGCATATCACTCATATCCTCGCCACCTTCGGTTGTTTGGGAACCGGCCACTCACCAAGCGTCGGCATGCGGGTGGGGTCACTGTCTTCCTCCACCGGAGCCGGGGTGAGATATGGTCGAGACATGCAAGCGTATCGCAAGGCGTCCGCCGCATGGTCCTCTAAGCTCGTATCGACATCCTCGATCCGATGCCGGTCGTGCGTCAGCACCGGCAACGTGCGGATCAGATGCTGGCAGTCCTCGAAGAAAAACAACGCCGGGACACCCTCGTCGCCAATAAACCGACGCCGCACCGCATCCCAGCCAGCAATGCGGCTGTTGTCCGCTTTGCGCCAAGTGATGCCCATCTTCATCATTCGCTCGCCGATCGAAGGCCCGCCATCAATCTTCCAGACCGATGGATCGCCCACACCGTAGTTGATCTTCGGATCGCCACGCTCCCGGCTGCGGATCTCGCTCGCAATCGCTTCCGCCGTCATCTTGAGGCCGCGATTGTTCGAGCCGCCGTAGTATTCGCGGTAGACCACCAGGGAGCCCTCCGGGATCAGCCGGTCAGGCGTCTCATGGTCTTCAGAAGCATGCGCCAGCCACAGGCAGCAAAACGGAGCGGCGCTCCCATGGTCGTAAGCCCTGAAGCGGAGCCAGTGGCGCGGAATCTCGAATGGGCGCATGACGTGCCGTTCGCGGCGGAATACATCTCCAAAATACGAACCAACAACAAGATCCCAGTCGCCTTCCCGCAGCGCCCGCTGCAACTCCTCGGGCAAGCCGCCGAACGCGCCAGCGTAGTCCTTGTCCAAGTACTTGTTGTCCGACATCAGGGCCGGGATGAACACGCTGGGCCAGCCCTTGCTGCGGTCGTCGCTGGGGTCCCGCGTGGTCGCATCGAAGAAAATCTGCTCCGGCGGGGCCGGGTCGATGAATGTGCTTTTGAGCCACTGATGGCTCACCCCGCCGGGGTTCGCCGTCATGATGATGCGCGGCAACTGCTTGGCGAAGATTGAGCCCTCTGGCGCAGCCCAGCCGCCCAGGCGGTTGCGGCTTCGCAGGAAGCTGATCTGGTAAGGCGTGAATTGGCCCGCCTCGTCTATGAGGAGGGCGTGGATCTCAGCGCCCTGGTAGCGTTCAACGTCGCGATCGGACTCGGCGTAGCCGCAGACGATGCGGGAGCCGTTGTAAAACTCGAAAGCCTTGCGGTTCTCGTTCCATTGGCCCAGTTCCGGGGGTAGGTCGGAGCGGATGAACCGGATGTGGTTTGCCTCTAGCTCCACCAAAGTGCGCCGGAAGATATAGCACTGGGCTCCTGGGCAGCGGAGGGCAATCGTTATTAACTCCCAGCGGCCCGCTGTTGACTTGCCGCCGCCCGCTGCGCCGCCGAACAGTATTTGTCGAGCCAATGTGTTGTGTAAAAGTCTTTGGCGCGGTTGTGGAGAATATATTTTCTCCAGATCGATCGTGATCGTTTTTGCCATTGCAACCTTGGCGCGGTTTTTCCCTAATTTTTAACGGCAACCATGCGCGGGGGCGCAACATATACGACTACGCCACCCAGCGTCGGCCCGGCTGGGGGGGGGGTGGGTGCCCGGGGCCGAGGCGGCGACCCCGGGCGCGCTCGGTCTGGGCGAGGGAAGGTGTCCAGACCAGAGAACCCATTGTAATCATTAAGCTTTCATCAGGCACCACGCCTGATGGTGACGATCGAGCGCCGCATCAGCCGTCGATGGTGATGGTGTCGCCATCGATCGCCGCGCCGCGCTCGCCACCTATGTTAACCGTGACCGCCGGGGCGCGGTCGCCTCCCCGCGTGTCGCGGAACCGATCGTCGTACGCTTTCACTAGCGTGTGAGCCGCGCGCCAGTCGGTCTCGCCAGCGCGGGAAATGTTGGCAATTTGTAACTCGACCCGGCGCGTCTCGGCGGCGGCGATCTCGGCCGCGAAATCCTCGTTCGCCTGAGTCCAATTGTGTACAGTATGGCGGTTAAGCTTTAAAAGCGCCGCGGCTTGCGCCACCGTCAACCCGCGCTCCACGGCCTCGACAATCGCCGCCATCCTGTCCGGCGTCGCGAGCCCGCGACTGCCCGTCTGATGGCTGGGGATCGCGGGCTTAGCGTCGGGCGACCAACCGTATCTCTTGGCGCGTTTAATGATCGCCTGACGGCTAACCGTCCCGAGATCCGTCGCGATCGCATTAGCCGCCTCGCCGCGCTCGTAGCGGCGCTTGATCGCGGGCCAGTCGACGCCCGGTTTCGTGTCCGCACCCATCCACACTTCCTCCCGAGGGTACCAACCCATGGCCGATTTTGGCGCGGAAATCCACACGGTTGCGTGCGATTTGCGGAAAAAGCGGCCAAAGCGCGTTTTTGTTTCGACATCTTGGCTAAAGCCAATTCTATCCCGCCCGCCGCGCCACCACCAAAAGCGCCTCGGTCCAGCGCCGCTTCGCGGTCGCCGGATGCACCCCATGTTTGCGCGCCACCCGCGCCCAGTTCGTCCCGCCGGATCGGTGCTTGATCATCCCAACGTCCCATAGCAGCGTTCTGAAGCCCCTTGGAGCGTCGGAAACAATTCTGGTGGTCCGGTCCAGCAAATCTATTTGACGCGCCGTAGGCCGCTCTGGAGAGCTTCTAGCGGCCTCCCACCCGTAAGCCGCCCATTTATCATGAACGACATCCGGCCAAGCGGTCTTATACCCGCCGGGGCGCACGCCGCGCGCGGGCAGTCGCCGCGCCACCCACGCCGCCTCATCGATCATGGCCGCTAGCTCCTCGGCGGTCACGCCATGGCCTCCGGGATCGGATCGCCGATCCGCTCATCCCATTCCTCGCGCAATCGGTAATCCTCAATGACACCCCCCGGAAAGGCCTCCAGGGCCGCATCCACCACCGGGTCCCGGTTGGCCTCGATCAGCCCGATGAGGGCCTCGATTGTCCAGA